TCAAATGGCCCTCCTGGTTTGTCTTTGAAGTGATTGATTGATGATTCCAACCAGGGTATCTTTTCTTTCATTTAAAAGGGCATCAATGCCCCTGGCATCAACTGCTGAAATGTTGACCATCACATTGGTATTTCCACCAATTTGATTATTAGGAATGATGTTTCCTCCTGATCTTCCCATTTGAAGGACTTCTGGACCCCTTTCACCCACTAGATATTGCTTCCCGGCTGAAACATTTCCTCCCAGGTATCTTTGAGAAGGAGGTTTTTCTTTTCTGATTTTGTTGACATTGGCCATGCCTAACCCATAAATGACCCCAGCCAAGATGGGGCCAAGGTAGGGGCCAGCAGTTAAAGCCTTGGTTGCTGATTCATGGGTGGACATCAAAGCCTGACCAATGGAACTGGCCTGGTATAAATAAAAGAGATCATCTGATTCATCTTTTACACCTGAAGACAAACTTTGAATGGATGATAGGCTGGATTTAGTTGCTTCTTCTTGCATTTTTTTATCTGATGCAATTCTGTTTTCAACCAACTTTGCATAGGCAAAATCCTTCTTTTTATATTCCTTTTCTAAATCATCCAAAAAGTCTTTTTCATCCTCAAAAAGTTCTGCATTTTTATCAATTTGATTCTGTTTTTGAATCAGCAGTTCTTCATAATTGACTGATAAGTCTGCGACTAATCCTGATTGGGTTTCAATGGCATCATTAACCACAAAAATATCATCTTTTAATTCTGTTTCTTTTTTGCTGACATCCTTGACTACATCTAATAATTTAATTGATTGTTTTAATTCTTCTGCTTCAACTTTATTTTTTGCTTCTATTTCTGCAACTTGATCTCTTATTGAATTTCTTTGTACGGCTAATTTATCAATTTGTGCTTGAATTTGTTTTGCTGAAACCGCAGTTGATCGAGTTCCTTTATTTAACCAAGATAACCACGTTTTACTTTCTTCTTTAGAATCTTTTAATGATTTTTTCTGTTTTACTAATTTATTTATTTGAGCTTGGATTTGTTTTTGTAACTGAGGCAAAGTCATCTTTGCCCTATCCAATTCTGTAGTAAATGGTTTTAATGCTTCGTTTGCTAATTTTACAACTGGCGTAAATAAATTATTAAACGAAGTTTTTAAGAATCCGATTCGATCATTTAATTCTTCTGCTGTCCGTATCCCTTCATCTTCTACAATACCACCCATACCTTCAACGGCAGTACCTAATTTTTCAATTTGTTTTGAACCTAATTCTAAAAAATTTAATAGTTCAGTACCTGCACCACCAAAAAGTTTTACTGCTTGAGCTGCACCAATTTGTTGACCTTTAAGAAGTTTAAATTTATCAGCTAATTCTGGTAAAACTTCATTTACGTTTTTTAAAGATCCATCTTGTTTTCTAATTTCTACATTTAATCCCTGAAATGTAAGAAGTGCTTTTTTGTTACCCTCCCCTGCTTTAGCTATATTTTCACCAAGTTTAAAAAGTGCTTTATTAAATTTTTCAGTATCTAATCCTGATTGATCGGCGGCGAATTGCCATTTTTGGAGTTTTTCTGTGCCAAGTTTTACTGCACTTGCAACTTTGCCAACTCTGTCAGCAGTATCACGCATTGAATTAAACCAAGCACCAAAGGCAACAGTTGCACCTGCTACTGCGGTACCAATAGCAAGTACACCTGTCTTTAATCCTCCAATTGCCTTATTAACTGAATTAAAGGCTCTAGAAGTATTATCTTTTCCTTTGATTTCTACTGTGGTGCTTGGCATTGTCGTTTTTTAAATCAAAGTAGGCGATCCATCCCACAAACTCGGCCTCAGAGATTTCCATTATTTCTGAAACTGTTTTATGAAGTTTTTCAGCTAACAGAAAAATGGAGAAAAGGTCAGGATCGCTTTTTAGTTTCCCTTAATTTCCTCAACGGATGGTAAAGCATTATCCATTTGACTGACAATTTTTGAACATACATCAGGATCTAAATCATCAATGATTTGATCCATCTGATTCATTTTAAAAAGAGGCTTCCCATCTTGATCTTTTGCCCTGAAAATTAACTGACACGCAATTGCTTTGTCGTATTCTTCATTTTGATAATGTTTAAGCAAAATACCCTTCTGAGATAGCCTCAATGAGGATCTGAAATATATTTTAAAAGGCTTGCCTTCCTCATTTAACCATTCTGGAACTTCAATTGATTGCAAGTCTTCCTGAAGTTTGTCAGCAAAATGTTTTTTCCCTGCCTTTAATATATCCATAATCTTATGCGTTGTTTCTTGTCAAAGCTCCTGTTCCTTGAAAACTAAACGAGAAGCCAATTGGCGAATTTAATGCACCACTATGCGAAACTGAAGTGACCACAATTTGACCAGTCCAATAATCGCCTGATGAAGTGCCAACTGGATACAGCTTTACATAAAACGTGCTGTCGGCCCCAATCAGTCCTGTTTCAAGAGCTTCTTGTGCCGTGTCATCATCATTCCAATGGGCTGATGAAGAACCTGACCAAGTGTACTGCCCTGGCAAAAATGTTTTATGGTTGGTTGCACCCATTCCAGTTGACTCGATTGTGTCGGCTGAAATTTCCAGACTCCAATCAGTTATAGATGCAACTGCTGAATACGTTGAATCATCAGGTGAAATCTGAAGGACTCCACCATTTCCACTTGCTACTGCCATTAATCCTCCTTATTTGAGTTAGCAGTTTTGGATTTACCTTGAACCTCTGTGGCTCGGCCCTTTCGGATCAAGATTGATGCTGAATCCTTATTGATTTCAGCGATTTCACCAACCTTATAAGGTTTACCACCTACAGTTGATGTTCTTAAAAATTTAATTTTCATATCCACCCTCGGATTCCTTGTATGTTTTTCTTTTTCAATACTTGATTAAGATTCTTATTAAATATTCCTTTAAAAATTTTATTTATTCTTAGTTTTGTGATTGATCCAAAATTAAAACGACTGCGATATTGGGCCTTTGGTTCCCAAGCAATTACCATTTCAACCTTTTTATTTTTTTTCTTTCCTGATTTTTTGAAAATACCTGCTTTCCCTCTTATTTCACCTGAAAAATAATTTGGTTTTTCTAACAATGCTTTGATTTTTCCAGGCTTTCCAATATTCCCAAATTTATCTGTTTTGTAATTTCTGGTTGGAACTGCAATTGCTCTTTTTTCTGGCAATCTTGTCCCGCCTTCAATTTGTAATTTCATATAGTGGGCAGAACCTTTTCCAATTGGTTTTCCAAAAATTGGTGAGGCAAATCCAACAGCAGAAACTAATCGATCTTTTTCGGCCCTAGAATATTGAATACTTTTTAAAGTATATTTTGTCGGGCGATCAATATATTTATCTAAATTCTTTTTCCACCATTGCATTGAATCAAATGCAGTTTCGTTTAAAGCATTTCTGACAGCACTTGGCATTTGTTTGCCTTGTGTTTCACTAATCCATTTAGTCAATGAGGCAATATCAGAATCTATGGTTAATTTAACACTCATTGGGCTGTATCAGGTGAGTTATCAAGTGTTTCATAATTAACTGTAAATTCCATGCTGACATAGCCGACTGGTTGGGATCCTGTTGAGTCAAATTCAATTTCAGTCGATGATAAAAACGTATCTTTTGCCAAATTGTTTAAATTTTTATCATTTGCTAATGCTGTTTCTACTTCTTTGCAAATCGTATCGACTGTATCATCAAAATTAGATACTGCTTCACAAAAGGCCTGAACACGAACTACAAGCAATCTTTCAAGTAATCGGTTTGCACCCATTCCCATAGGGACAGAAGATTCTTCTTTGGTGTAAATAATCAATCCTGGCAGATTGTTTTCTGCCAATGGATAAACTCTTGATTGATAAACCCTGCTTGCAGTCGTTGTTAATCCTGTCAAATCAGTAGCAATTCTTTCTCGAATTTGTTGGCGAATATGATTTGCCATCTACTGTTTCTCCAAGACGATTTCAGTTATTCCAGTTCCATCTGGTCGAATAATTACTGATTTATAAGTAACTGAATCGATCACAAAAGTATCTCCTTGTGCTACTGATGAAACATCAGTTGTTCGACAGGTTAAAATTGGCATCTCACTTTCAACACCAACCTCGCCCACATCCACCAATTCGAATTCATTATTTAAAATTCCATTAATAGTAGATGCACTGCCACCTGACGGAGTATAAGTAACTGATGTTCCGTGAGCATCAGTGTCAAAAAATGAAGCTAAATCCGATGTCGTTTCTAATGCCATTATTTTTTAGATTTACTTGATTTTTTTTCAGTCACTTCCTTGGTTGCAACTTTGGTTCTGATCAATTCACTAGCCTGTTCGTCAGTCGCATCAATTACATCACCAACTTTTCTAAAAGAACCGACTGCATGAACCGCTTTTAACATTTGAACTTTCATAAAAATCCTATTGAAAAGGGAGGCCCGAAGACCTCCCAAATTTAATGAATTATGGATTTACTGAGCAAGAAAAGGACTTAGGTGTACTGATCGCAAAATCGACCAAATACAATCCGACAACCCTAGTTGCTCCTGTGTTTGAGTTGGTGTAGGGATCAACGACTAAATCTAAACCGTTCCCCCAACTTCCCATGACAAGCGCTGACCAGTCACCAAACGTCAATAATGACTTTCCTGCTTCCACATTATTTTCTGAAATGTAGTAAGGATGAGTCATCAAACTGGCGTTCCCATCAGGTCCTGCAATATCGTCAAGAATTGGTCTGTCGGAACCTGTTCCATTTCGGAAAGCTTTCATCATATTGGCTGAAATAGTTCCTGCCCCAACCCAATTAAGATTCCCTCTTAATGCGTTGTTGCTTGCTACACCATTCCAGATGTCAACGATGTCTCCCCAATCAGGATTGTTCGCTCCGTTAATGGTTGTCCCACCAACTCCTGTAGTGTTATAAACACCAATTGGTGCGTTACCTGTTCCGTTACCAACTAAACCCTTATTCTCGATTTCAAGAGCAAGGCTTTTGGCGATGTCGTTTCTTACAAATGCTTCAACATCTATTGAGGATTGAAGCATCAGATTTCGTGCAACATCAGTCATGGCACCGCAGGTTTTTCCATCCAGACTTCTAGCAATAAAAGTCTGATCGGATTCTGTGACTGCACCATTTTCAGCGACCCAATATGCTGTTGATCCTGCATCGGATCCTGGGATGCTTACTTTCCCATTCAATCCGTTTAACTCAGTTACACCGACTTTTGAGAAAACCATATTGGCTCTCAGAACATCAATGAAACTTGAAGCAAGAACATCGGTTTGAACTGTAAATCCACCAGCAGTGTTTGTTCCGACTGTCAGATCTCTTTTTGCATCTAATTTTTGATGAAAAATAACATCTGAAGGAACAAATGCTCCTTGAGGATCAATCCCTGATTTTTCAGCTTGAGCACGAGAAGCTTCAAATTCAAAAGATGCTTCTTCCTGCATTCGTCTATCAGAAGGATTTGCCAAAGCACGAATTAATTTCATCCAAGAAAATGATCGTGTTTCTTGTTCGGTTAATCCGATTTCATGAACCTTTTCAGGTTTGTAATTTTTGATCTTTTCCAAGATCGCACTTTGAAATTCCGGAACTGTCCTACCATCGACAATGTATTCTCTGGCAAGTTCAGTTTGATTATGTTCTGCACCATAAGATTCAATTTCTTTGATGCGTTGCAGTTCAGCTTTTTGAACTGCTTCCCTCAGTTTTGTTTCATCAACTTTGGGTTCATTGGTAATTTGTGTTTCCATTTTGGATTTCCTTTCATAAATGGAATCGTTGGTTAATTCTTCACTTCGACCAACTCCTACCGACTGATCGGCAGCGATGCTGACAATAGAAACTTCATAAGGTTCCCAATCAACAGCACGATAGAGTGATTCTTCAGATGAATTATCTTTTTCCATTTCATGTATTCTGTATCCAACACTTACTTGACTTCTAATTCCGTCTTTAACGTCTTCAAAAATTTCCGTTGCAGTTGCAGATTTGCCAAACCTAACAATTGCTCGTCCAACTTTATCCGAATCAATATTTGCCCGTTCTACTACACCGATAACAGGCTCTTGTTGGTGATTAATCAATAACGGTGCTTTATTGTTAAGCCTGCCAAGCCTAACGCTATCGCTTGTATGACTAAGCACTTCAGTACCAAAATTTCTTTGAACAGGTTCTTCTGAAGAAAATGCCAATGTAACTGTTCGTGTTTCAGTATTAATTGACTGACGATCAAGATTAAAAGTTCTATATGAAATTTCATCTTTAATAGATGATCTTTCTTCTTCATCATCATAATTATTTTGTTCAGCACTTATTTCTTCAGTTTCTTCTTGAGATTCTTCTTCAATTTCTTCTTCAGATTCATCATTTTCATTATCGTATTTTTTAAATTTAACTATAAAAGAATCTTCTGTTTCTGTTATTTCTTGAATACTACGTTTTTCGTCAATTTTCATTGCTCCCTTTCATCTTCATCTACAACGATTTTATCAGTTGCCTCATTAGCCGAGGTTAATGTTATACCCAAACTTTCTGCAAGCTCTTTGTCACGTTTAATTTGTTCAAAAATTTCTTGCAAATCTTTCCCTTTACTTGATGCGATTTCACTAAGAGATTCCACACCCATCTCAACAGCGACCTTGTGAGCATTTATTTCTTTTAGTGGATCAACATATGACCAACCTCTTGGAACCCATGAAACATCTTCAAACTTTTCAATTTTTTGAATCGGCAATGCTAATTCGCCTGTTGTAATTGCCATTCGTAGCCAATTTTTAAAAACAGGTTGGCAAAAGTGTTCAACGATAAAATTTTGTAAAGTTTGCCATGCTTGTCTTTCTTCCATAACACCTGCTCTAATTGAACTGAAATTCACAGATTCTAAATCAGAACTGATTGCGTTATATGAAACACCAAGGCCTGAAGAAATGCTTCTTAAGATCGATTTGACAAAAGTTGGGAATGCGTTGGTCGGATGGTTAGGAGTGAATGGTGTAAATTCAACTCCGTCAGGTAATTGCTGAAAAGTTCCAGGTTGAAATTCTTGAACAATAGTTCCATCAGCTTCTTTTGCTGATCCTGTGTAGCCTTGAGCATCAGGTGAAGTGAAAAAACCCATGCTTGAGGATCCTATTCTTGAAGCGACCAATTCTGATTCATGATATTGATGAAGCATTTCCAAACCACGAAGTGCGGTATTCATCCACGGAATTCCTCTTGACTGCCCTGGACGTTCCATCAAATAAACATGGATTATCTCATCAACTGGTACTCTTTCGGCTTCACCAACGTAATTAGTGGTTCCTTGTTCGGGTTGGCTTGTCAGTTGATAATAAGCGAGTGGTTCCCCAAATTGATTTTGCTCAATCGACATTCTTACGGTGCGATCATTCTTCAACTGCATATTTCGCTTAAGATCAAACCAATCACCTTCCATGACGAAGAGACTGAAAGAAAATGGATTGTCTGTG